GTAATACTACTCAAAATGCATAATAATTTAGTTTACATTTAGATATACACAGGCATTAAATCGATATTTACCATATCTTTGGGGACATCTGTTTTTGAATATATAAATTTTTTAAATTCTTCTCTCTCTAACTGTGCTTGAGGTGTATGATTGTGTACACATCTTGCAATCATTTTATACAGTTTGAAGTCTGGATATCTGTCATCTCCATTCATTTTGTATAATACATTTATGCCTTTATCATCCAAACACCATTCAGTAATAAGTTGCTGAATAGGCGTGCATTTATCTAAATTTTTGATTTCACTTAAATCTTCTATCACATAATCAAATATGGAACAAGCAAGACGACATAAATCAAAACTAAAGTTGGGTTCCAATCTGGGTTTTTTATCATTAAAAAAGGGTTCGGTGTTATATTGCGTAGCAGCATCACCCCCATTTTTAAAACTGTCGCTGAAGAATAACTTTCCATCATATTTATAAATGCTGCGTCCAAAGTCAATAATTTTGAAAATTCTACCAAATGTAGGAACTCTATATATGATTTTGTTGTAGCAATAATAAAGAAATTTTTTATCGGTTTTATTATACATCACATTATTTGTATGTAGATCATTGTGTGTAAAAGAAAATGTTTTTTGATACGAAATTAAAATCATTATAATTTGCATTAAGGCAGAAAACCATTCATCATGTGATAATTTTTTAGTTAAAATTAAATTGTCAAATGTATCTTCGCAATTTTCCATGCAAATGACTTGAACTGGAAATTTTGGAATGGTTGCAAAAATAGTTTCTTCTTCGAAATCATCTTCATAGGAATTTTCTTCATCATCATCGTCATAACTGCAATCATCTTCAGAGCAATTAGTATCACTTTCTTCTTCAATCTCATTATTTTCATTTTCATTATTTTCATTATTTTCATTTTCGCCACATTCATTACAATTATCGTCTTCTGAAAGATCATCTTCGCAAGTATAAGACGTTCTAGAAGAACAACTTGATGATGATCTTATCGTAGTTGTATTTTCTTTATCAATAGAATTAACATTTTCAGTAGTAAGCGTTGTATCGTCTAATTCTAGAAGATTGTTATTTGTTTCTTCTGTTACTTTATTGTCATCATCAAAAATCTCCTCAAACATATCATTTTGAATAGATTGAATAGATGTATTGGATCTTAATGAATGATTGTAATCTATTTTAATAGGTGGTTTTTTATCACTATCACTTTGAAAAATATGACTATAATCATCGACTTTGAAAAGATTGTTTTTATTTTTATTAAAAAAATCAGATGTAATAAGAAAGTCTAAATCATCATATATATTAAGTTTGAAATCATTTTTAATTGCTAAAAAGGAGCCGTAAAAATTGATCCCATGTATAAAATTATGATTGTAAAAGAGGTTGCTTGATAAATAAAGGAAAAAACTATCTACATAAGCAGAATTATTCAATTCCAAAAATTTAGGATTACAATTTGTCTCATTAGAATTCAATGATGGCAATATAAATAACTTCTCATCATTTACATCATATTTACCAATTAGGTATTTGAATGGATCCAATAGAGGCGCTAATTTGAAAAAGACATCAATATTTTTGGATGTGTCATTAGAAATATGCTTAATTTTACAATTCAAAAGATTTTCGTTTTCAGCATAGTTTTCTTTAATAGAAGCAATATACCATTTATGGTTAAGATTAATGCTATTGAAATTACTATCATTCAATGAGAAAAATCTATTGTAAATGGGGATATAGTTTTGTGTTTTGGATAGTCCTAAGTAGTCTGGGTTTTCTAAATTTTTGAAAAGCTCAATGTTTTTTCTTTTTTGATAGTTTAACTCTATCATTATTAGGTATTTAATATATAAATTATGTATGGTTTTAACTAATTATTTTTTCTAAATTATATTTCCTCGATTGAAAAAAGATTAAGCATATTATAGTAATTATGTTTAAAAAAACATTTTTTTATTTAATAAAAATATAATGACATTAGAGTTGAAAAAATTTGATATGAAAACAATCAGTTTCAAGCCAAATGAAAACAAGGGGCCTGTAATTGTTTTGATTGGTAAGCGTGACACGGGCAAATCGTTTTTAGTAAGAGATTTATTGTATTATCAGCAAGATATTCCAATTGGAACCGTGATCTCAGGAACAGAGGAAGGTAATGGTTTCTATGGAAAGATGGTTCCAAAATTATTCGTTCATAATGAATACAATGTAGCAATTATTGAAAATATATTGAAACGCCAAAGAACTGTTTTGAAGCAAATTAAAAAAGAAATGGAGCAATATAAACGTAGTACAATAGATCCACGCGCATTTGTTATTTTAGATGATTGTCTTTATGACAATACGTGGGCTCGTGACAAGATGATGCGTCTCCTGTTTATGAACGGCAGACACTGGAAGATCATGTTAATCATCACAATGCAATATCCATTAGGTATTCCGCCAAATCTTCGCACGAATATAGATTACGTTTTTATTCTTAGAGAAAATTATATTGCTAATAGAAAGCGTATTTACGAAAATTATGCAGGAATGTTCCCAACCTTTGACGCTTTCAGTCAGGTCATGGACAATTGTACTGAAAATTATGAATGCTTGGTTATTAATAATAATTCTAAATCAAATAAGCTACAAGACCAAGTTTTTTGGTATAAAGCCGACAATCACGGCGATTTCCGTCTTGGATCAAAAGAATTCTGGGATTTATCCAAGGGCATACCATCGGATGATGAAGACGAAAAATATGATCCAAATGCAATTAAGAAGCGAGGTGGCGGACCCAGAATAACAGTCAAAAAGACAACCAAATGGTGATAATTGCATTTTGCTTTTAATTTTAAAATCAAAAGCAAAAATTGACTTAAAGATTAGACACATTATTAATTTATAACAGAGATGGAAACGCTTGACATCATTGAACTAATTGAAAAGAACCCAATAACACGATTATAATGTTAAATTATTAACCAAAATCAAAGATAATTTTAATGATTTTGAACAAAAATTATTTCTGTCTAGTTTTTATTGTTATTTAAATTATGATAAAAATAAAGATTTTGTTATTGATCTAGATAATGTATGGAAATGGTTAGGTTTTAGTCAAAAGGCTAGAGCAAAAGAATTTGTAGATAAAAATTTTGTTGCTAATCAACATTATAAAGTTTTGCTTTCTCTAGAAGGAAAACAAAATTTATCTCATGAGACTTTAACACCAAAAAAAGATAATAGAGGAGGTCATAATAAAGAAATAATAATGTTAAATATTGAGACATTTAAAAAATTTTGTCTGAAAGTAGGAACTAAAAAAGCAGATGAAATACATAGTTATTATATAAAAATGGAAGATATTATGCACGAGATTATAGAAGAAGAAACAAATGAATTAAAAAATCAATTGCAAGAAAAAAATAGCATCATTGATCAAAAACAAAGAGAAGTTGAACAAGCAATAATTAGTCAATTTCCTTTGAATACAGAATGTATTTATTTCGGTACAATTGACAATACAAATGAAAATGGTGAGAAATTAATTAAGTTTGGTCATTCAAATGATTTGTCAAATAGAGTATGTTATCATCATAAACAATATAACAATTTTATTCTCAAACAAGCATTCAAGGTTCAAAATAAGGTTGAGATAGAAAACCTTATAAAAAATCACCCTAAGATAAAACCGCAATTAAGAACAATTAAGATTAATGATAAGAATAAAACAGAATTAATTGCCTATGATAATCATTTTACCATTGAAAAAATAACCAAAATTATTAAAGAAATTATTCAATCAAAAATATATAGCATTGAAAATTTTACTAAGTTAACAAAACGCAATGAAGAATTGGAAATTCAAAATAATCAATTGAGTGAAAAGATAAATACACTTGAAAAAAATAATATTGACAAAGACATTTTAATAAATGAATTGAGAGAAAAGTTGGATAAACAACAAAAGATTATTGGAACTATTAGTGAAAATAATGAATCTGTTTATCAAAATGTCTTATTGCCCGAAGATGATATGAATAAAAAATTTAATGAATTTATAAACCAAATTTGCATTGTACGACCAGACGTTCAAGAAATTTCAGTTAATTTAGAAGGAAGATATCGTTTATGGAACCAAGTTAGACCAACAAAAGAAACATTTCATGCATTTAAAAATTATTTAGATACTAGATTTAAACCTAAACGAATTAAAGGAAACCACGGATATATAGGATTAAAATTAAAATCAGTTGAATATAAAAAATTTAAAAATAACTCAAATGTTGAAAATTTTATATTTGAAATATGTCGTTTTTCAGATACGGGAAAAATATTAAATTCTGTATTGTTGAGAGAATATCAAAAATGGAAACAGTCTGTAAATATAGAATTGACAGACAATGATATGAAAGAAATTAAGGACTACTTAAATGAATGTCCTTATGCTCTAAAATCTACAGTATGGACTGATGAAGGAAACAATGAAGGTTATTATGGATTGTCATTAAAAATGGCAGAAATAAAACCTAAAATATCTTCAACAGGTAAAAAGGTTTATAAAAGAGAAAAGGAAACAAATCAATTATTGTCTACATGGAGTTCAATTGCAGACGCTGCTATTTCTGAAGGAATTTCTACTGCAAAAATGAGCAGAAACGTTAAAAATAAAACTGTTATAAATGATTATTTTTATGCAACTCAATAGGTAAAATCATATTATATTGTGATGACATTATTTTATTAACAGATAGGCTGGAATGTGAATATCATCCAAAACGAAATTAAGAAACAATGTT